GTACCAGTACAACAACAGGTGCTCTGGTGGTTGTTGGTGGTACTGGTATTGCTGGTAACGTAACTGCTGGCAAAGCAGCGATATTCAACAGTGGTAAGACTGCTGGCATGGATTTTGTTGTCAGAGGCAAGACAGACAACACCCTGATCTGGGCTCGTCCTGGTGCCAGCTACGACCAAGTGGTCATTGGTAACTCAGCCACCACGAGTACATTGGTGACTGGTGCTAAACTGATAGTCAATACAACTGACAGTATAATGATTCCAGTGGGCACCACAGCTCAGCGTCCCAGCTCAACTGGCGGTACTGATACAGCCGGTATGATTCGTTATAACAGCACCAGTAATAGCTTGGAATTCTATAACGGTAGCAGCTGGCAGACCGCAGGTTCAGCATTTACTGTGGTCACCGACACACAGTTTAGTGGTGACGGTGGTACAACAACATTTACCAGTGTAAACTTTGCTGCTGCGACCACCAATGGTCTGATAGTCAGCATCAACGGTGTGGTACAGATACCAACTCTGGCATATAGCTTGACTGGTAGTGCAATAACATTCACTGAGGCTCCTGCCAGTGCCGACGTAATTGATGTGCGTGTATTAACAACTACCACCACTGTTACTGCCATAGCCAGTGTTAATGGATATATGGGAGTTAGTGCAGATAACGACGGTGTGTATATCAGCACAGGTACAGCCAGTGCAACAGTATTCAACTACTTTGATACAACTGGTGGCTTTGTCAGCAATGTTGCCAACGTGTCAGTGGCCAGTGCCAATACATTGACTACAGTTGATACCATTACCAACAGCGTGTATCGCAGCGCCAAGTACGTGATTCAGGTCACAAACGGCGCCAGTTATCAGGTATCCGAGGCCCTGGTTATCCAGAATGGCACAAATGCCAACGTAGCTGAATATGGTATAGTTCGGACTGGCGGCAACCTGGGTGTAATCAGTGCAACAGTCAGTGGTGGCACCACAGTGGTACAGTTTATTGCCGCTAATGCCACCAATAACGTCAGAATCAGAAAAGAGTACATGGTAATATAAAAACAATCAGGGCCGGATGGGCTGGCCCTGATGCAATCCTTAACGGGGAATATGGAACCGGGGAATTAAATGGCAAACAGTAACTTTGTAGTACAAAACGGTCTGACAGTGGGGCCACTGACAATAGATGCAGCAACTGGTAGTATTAATACTCCGGGTACAGTCACCGCCACTGGCGATTTAACTGTTTCTGGTAACTTAACCATAAACGGTACAACCACCAATATTAATACAACAAACTTGGTTGTAGAAGACAAAAATATTATTGTTGCTGACGTTGCAAGCCCCACTAATACCACAGCAGATGGTGCTGGTATTACCATCAAAGGTGCAACAGACAAGACGCTTAACTGGGTTAATGCCACAGCCGCCTGGACCAGCAGCGAAGATTTTAATCTTCTGACTGGTAAGCAATATGAAATAAACGGTACATCAGTACTGACATCCACTACACTGGGTTCCGGAGTAACAGCATCTAGTTTAACTAGCGTGGGCACCTTGACTGGGTTGACTGTTTCTGGCAACATCGTCCCCAACGCCAACTTGACCATTAACGTGGGTAGTGTCAGTGCTTGGTTTAATACATTCTTTGGTGTGTCAACACAAGCAAAATACGCCGACTTGGCAGAAAATTACCAGGCAGATAAATCATACAATCCTGGTACAGTATTGATGTTTGGCGGCACATATGAAGTTACCCTGGCTGATGTTGCGACCACAGCAGTGGCGGGCGTGGTTTCCACTAATCCAGCTCACTTAATGAACGGACAATTGTCAGGCACCAATGTTGTAGCACTGGCACTGACTGGGCGAGTTCCCTGTATGGTCATTGGTCCGGTCAAGAAAGGTGATATGATGATATCAGCTGGTTTTGGCTATGCTAGATCTAACGAATCCCCATCAGTTGGGCAAGTAATAGGAAAAGCTCTGGAAGATTATCCCATGTACACCAAGGGTGTGATTGAAGTGGTGGTGGGACGAGTATAAACTTTGGTAATTTAGTAGCAAGTGGAAAGGGTGTTTTAAACACCCTTTTGTCATCTTTTTCAATTAGATAAATACCAGATAACACGGAATTCACGATGGCATTAACCAGACCAAAGTTTTACCAAGTTGATACTACTATCACAGCGTTTAATGACCCGATTACGGTTCTAAACGGTGGTGCCACTCAGGCTAACGTAGATGTCGGTTTCATATTCAATCGCGCCAACGGGTTAGTCAGTAATGTGGCCCTATACTGGAGTGAAACCGATCAGACCTTTACCACAGCATACACCACGGGCACTGGTGCAAATAACTCGAATATATCAACTACCAGCTATGCCAACGTCAGAACTGGTAACATCACGGCCGCAGCTTTTTTCTGGGCCAACGGTGCAGTTTTCAGTAGCAGTAGCTATGGTAATACTGAGGTTGCAGCATACTTACCTGTTAATTCGACAATCATTGGAATTCAGTCGAATCTAGGAGCTTATCAGGGCTGGGCCAATACCCGAATTACCACAATTGACGCCAATTTAGGTACTGCTACTACCAATATTACCACATTATTCAGTAATGCTGCTACACAAGCAACATCACTGAACAGTATCAATGCTAACCTGGGTGCATATCAGACCACTGTTAATGCCAACTTAGGTACAGCCACTACCAACATTACTACGTTGTTCAGCAATGCAGCAGGTCAAGCCAATCAGATTACTGGTGCCAACGCCGCTATCGTGACGGCTAACAGTGCTGTGGTCAGCTTCATTGGTATGGTTAACAGTAACCTGAGCACTGCAATTACGGCCAATACCAACGCAGCCAACACGGCTGCAACAACAGCCAACACCAATATGAAGTCCTATGTTGACACACAGGACTCAGCTATCACCACTGCCTGGACATCAAACGCTGCGACTCAGGCAACCAGTATCAACACTATAAATGCCAATATTGGTTCTTTTTATCAGTATGCCAATGCCAATTTAGGTACGGCCACTACCAATATTACAACTCTGTTCTCAAATGCTACCACTCAAGCAACATCAATCAATACCATTAATGCCAACCTGGGTTCATATCAGAACACTACAAATGCCAATTTAGGTACTGCCACTACAAATATCACCACGCTATTCAGCAATGCAGCAGGCCAAGCCAATCAGATCACCGGTGCCAATGCTGCCATAGTCACAGCCAACACAGCCCTGAAGAGTTATGTAGACACACAGATCAGTAATTTAATTAGCGGTGCTCCCGCCACTCTGGATACACTAAATGAAATTGCAGCCGCTCTGGGTAATGATGCTAATTTAAGTGCCACACTGGTCACCAGTATTGCCAATGTGGCCGCAGGACAAACAGCAGCCAATGTGAGAATTACCACACTGGATGCCAACCTGGGCACAGCAACTACCAACATCACCACATTGTTCAGCAATGCCGCCACTCAGGCAGGATCATTGACTACATTGACGGCCAATGCCGCAACACAAGCAGGTCAGATTGTGGCCATTGATGCCAATTTAGGTACAGCCACTACTAACATTACCACATTGTTTAGCAATGCCGCCACGCAGGCCACCAGTATCAACACACTGACTGCCAATGCTGTCACACAGGCTGGCCAGATACAAACTCTGGACGCCAATTTAGGTACTGCTACTACCAACATTACAACTCTAACCAGTAATGCTGCCACACAGGCTACATCAATCAACACCATTAATGCCAACCTGGGAACTGCCACTACCAACATTACCACTCTAACCAGTAATGCTGCCACACAAGCCGCTGCACTAAACACATTGGATGCCAATCTAGGTACAGCTACTACCAATATTACAACTTTGTTTAGCAATGCCGCCGTTCAGGCAACATCAATCAACACCATCAATGCTAACCTGGGTTCATATCAGAACACTGTTAATGCCAACCTGGGCACTGCCACTACCAACATTACCACATTGTTCAGTAATGCAGCAGGTCAAGCCAATCAGATTACTGGTGCCAATGCTGCCATAGTTACAGCTAACAGTGCGGTGGTGAGTTTTGTTGGTACTATCAATAATAACCTGAGTACAGCAATTACGGCCAATACCAACGCAGCAAATGCTGCCATAGTAACAGCCAACACCTCACTAAAGAGTTATGTTGACACACAGGACAGTGCAATAACAACTGCCTGGACAGCCAATGCTGCTACACAAGCTACATCAATCAACACTATTAATGCCAATTTAGGTACTGCTACTACAAATATTACAACTTTAACCAGTAATGCTGCCACTCAGGCTACATCAATCAACACTATCAATGCCAACCTGGGTACAGCTACTACAAATATTAGTACAATACAGGCCAACCTGGGTGCATATCAGAATACTACAAATGCCAATATTGGTACGCTTTTCTTAGGTAATGTCAGCACACAGGCCAATTTAGGCGCATTTGAAGCTTACGCTAATACCAAAATAGGCACAAACACCAACAGTAATTTAGTGGTGGTAGCAACAACTACAAGTACCAGTACCACAACCGGTGCCCTGGTGGTGGCAGGTGGAGTCGGCATTGCTGGTGCTTTATATGTTGGTGGTGCCACACAAGCAGCAGCCATCACCAGCTCAGGTACCATCATAGCCAGTACCATCAACGCAGGTACTATTGGTAACTCAGGCGCAACGTTAACTGGTACCGTAAGTACTGCTGCACAGAACAGTATTACCACGATGACTGGATTGACTGGATTTGGTACCGCTAGTGTGGTTACAACTGCCGCTGGGCATTTGACCGTCACTGGTAATTTGACAGTAAACGGTACTCAAAATATCATCAATAACACTACGTATGAGACCACAGAATACGTAGTCACACAAAATGCCACATTTGGTAACATAGGAACATTGGTAGCAACTACGGGGTTTAGTGCAGCCAATGCGGTGATAACCGGTGGTAGCATTAACAACGTTACTGTTGGTGCTACAACACACACCACTGGCAGATTCACCACAGTAACAGCAACAACAGTCAATGCAGGTACCATTGGTAATGCCAGTGCTGTATTCAGTGGTGCAAGTGCTACACTAACCGGTACACTGATAGCAACAACTGTCAACGCGGGCACTATTGGTAATTCAGGTGCTGTATTAACTGGAACATTGAGTTCTGGCGCACAAAATAACATTACATCAGCAACTGGAATCACTGCGTTAGGTACCATTGCCAGTCTGGCGGCCACTACAGCAGTGGCTACTAATTTTAGTAGTGGTAACATTAACTTTACGGGAACTACTAACGGTACGGTTTCAACAGCCAATGTCAGCTTATATGAAAGTGTAACGGCTACTACAACCAACGCTACACATTATCCAGTGTTATCAGGCATTGCTACGGGCAATACTGCTGGCTTCACTGCTGCTGGGTTGGTATTCAATCCCAGCACTGGTAATTTAGTTTTGGCAGGAACTACAGCAACAACCAGTACAACAACTGGTGCCCTGGTGGTGGCAGGTGGTGCAGGCATTGCTGGTAATGTAACAATTGGTGATGCAATTAATTTTACTGGCGCAGCACCAGAGATAGTATTCACCGCAGCCAACCCCTGGATCAATGCCACCAGCTACATATACTTTCCTGGCGGAGCATATTTTAACAGTGGTGTGGTATATACTGAAGCAGCATTAAGGGCACGGGGCGGCCTATTCAATGACACTGGTACCAAAATATTAACAATTGGATCAGCATCGCAATTGTCAGTGGCCAACACCATGTCGTCAACCAGCACCACAACCGGCGCATTGTTGGTATCTGGTGGTGTCGGTGTAGCAGGACAGGGAGTATTTGGTGGTAACCTGACTGTGGGTAACATGAACCAGACACGTGCCAACTTGCTGGTATTTGGTGGCAACTTAAATGCTGGTGTTGGTAGTTCAATAGCATTGGCAGAATTTTATACCACCAATACTAACGGTTCGTATCTGAGAATACTCAACAACAGACACGCACAGGGTGCGGACTGGACATCGGCCAATACCAGAATACAACAAATGATTGACGTAACACCACAGGGATACATTGAATTTAATCCCGTGGGTGCCACGTATGGGGTAGCCATTGGTTCTGGCACCACTGAAATCATGCGTCTTGCGTCAAGCGGCAACGTGGTGATCAATGCTACAACTGCCAGCACATCAACTACTACTGGCGCTCTGGTAGTCAAAGGTGGTGCTGGTATTGCTGGCAATGTTACATCAGCCAACGTATTTGCCACTGGCGTATTCATTGGTTCTGGCAGTGCTGTCAGTGGACTATTTTGGTCAGCAAACAATGCCGCGGTCAGCACGGGTGGTGGTAGTACTGCTCCTGGCGGCAGTACAACGCAAATTCAGTATAATAATGCAGGTGCATTTGCTGGTGCAGCCAGTCTGATATACATATCAGGTAGCGGCAACGTGGTGGCTACTGCTGGTACAGTATCGTCTAGTAATGTGACTGGCGCAGTGGTGGTTTCTGGTGCTGGTGGGCTGGGTGTGGGCGGTAACGTATATGTAGGTAACCGCATGGGGTTTGTATGGGGTGCAAACTCAGTGAGTAGTGCTTATACATATTTCAACAGCACCACTAATAGCATTGATACGGTGTTTGGATAATGCCAATAGCCACAAGACTCACCAAAACAGGAACACTCCTGGTCAACGGTATCTTTGACGAAAATACCTCTATAGCCCCAGCAAAATTCCGCACAGCATCAACCACAGTGTTTGCTGGAGAACTTGATGAAGTAACTATTTCAGGTGGTGCTGTGGCCAAGAGAGAAGTTAATACGGGTGTATTACAAGTCAAAGACATATTTGATGAATTTACCGGAGCACCTGTGGTAGATACCAGTTTACAACTTTGGTTGGATGCTGCTCAAACCGCCAGTTACTCTGGCTCAGGCAGTACCTGGACCGACCTAAGCGGACAATCCAACACAGGCACACTGACCAACAGTCCTACTTTTAGTTCAACTGTGGGCGGCGGAACTTTTTTATTCAACGGAACTAATCAAACTGCCACAACAGCATCATTGAATTTACAACAGAATTTTACACTTGAAGCCTGGGTCAATCAAAGTGTATTAAATGGTTTTGCTATATTTGGGCAAGGATCTACTGCTTCTAATATTGGATTGCATATTTTGTACATTGCCGATACCACAATACGATTTGGTATGTATGCCAACGACACTGATTTTACTGTGTCAACCAGCACAGGCCGCTGGTATCATATGATATTCACCTACAACCACAGCAGTCCCTACACCAAAGGTTTCTATCTCAATGCAGTGGCTCAAACAGGCACACCACAACAGGCACAATCTGCCTATGCCGGAAGTGGAGTATTCAGACTTGGTGCTACCTACAGTACTGCTGGAAATTATGGAAATGGGTATTTTGAAGGTGTAAAAATGTATAATCGCATTTTAACAGCCGATGAAATCACCACAAATTTCAACGCTCTGCGTAGTAGATACAACGTTTAACTTACCATAAATACTAGACTATGGCAAAACTCAACTCCGGAACACGAATTTATGGTAATCTGACAATAGATACCTGGGCTAATATCACTGGCACAACCACCAGTATCAGCACAACAACTGGTGCATTGGTTGTGGCTGGCGGTGCAGGCATTGCTGGAAATATTGTTACAGCAGGAACAGCCAACAAATTTACTGGATGCGTTGCCATTGGGTCATCGAATCCGACTCACAAATTGCAAATTTCTCAAGACGGATACAACACTAGAATTTCTGACAGCACCAATGGATATGGTTATAATATTGGTAGAAGCACCACTGACGGATTGTTATATTTTTATGGTGATCAAACCGTTTATACTGGATATGTATTTTCTGGTGTGGATGGAGAACGAGTTAAAATATCTTCAGCTGGTAATTTAGTTATTAATGCCACTACAACATCAACAACCACAACCACTGGTGCCCTGGTGGTCAAGGGCGGTGCAGGTGTTGCTGGAACGATGACTGTCGGTGGAACTATTACTGGCAAAACCAACACCGGTGGTGTTTCGGCAGTATCCAATGATAGTGGGTCGTTGTCAATACGTGGAGATACAACAAATGCCGCAGTGATATCATTCCATCGTCCAGCAGCATATGCTATTAACATGGGCCTGGATACTGACAACGTGTTTAGGATTGGCGGATGGTCAGCAACAGCCAACTGTTTCCAATTAACTGGTGCCGGAGCATTGACACTAACTGGTGGTATAACTACAACGGGGAACATAGTACCCAGTGCCAATCTAACATATAATCTGGGATCACCAACAGCCTGGTGGAATAATATGTATGGTAAAGCCATACAAGCACAATATGCCGACTTGGCTGAACATTATACCGCAGATGATCTATACGGTCCTGGAACTGTGGTGGTATTTGGTGGTGAACAAGAAATTACAACAACTGACATCAGCCATGATCCCAGGGCAGCTGGAGTTATATCTACAGATCCAGCTTACCTGATGAATGCAGCCAATCCAGGACTACCAGTGGCACTGACTGGCAGAGTACCTTGTCTGGTTCAGGGTCCAGTATTTAAAGGGCAAGTTCTGGTGACCAGTACCACTTTAGGCACAGCCCAGGGAATTGATAATACAAAATATGTTCCTGGGTGTGTACTAGGCAAAGCACTGGCGACAATAAATTCCAATACTATCGAGACCATTGAAGTGGTCGTGGGAAGATTCTGATGCAAACCATAAAAAAATTATACCGTAAAGATTATCTGGGTGAGGATGTAGTCAGAGACCTGGTCTGGCAGGGCAGCACCTGGAACGAAACCAGAGAATACGTGCCCAACAGCATCATCAACGAGCAGATCAGTAATCGTGCTGTGGTAATTGGCAACGGCACCAGCAGACTGGAGCTGGATTTAAATCTATTCAACTTGTTAGCCAACCACCGAGCAGGGCTATTAGCAGCCAACGCTGTTCAGACCTACGGATGTAATGCGCTGTACCGTGATTTTACCCCAGACTTCCTAGTGGCTAACGGGCCTGGCATCATTGAAGAAATTGCCGACAGTGGTTACTGTGCTGATGAAATTGTCTACAGCACACAGAATGCTGTGTTGGATTATCCTGGTAAGTTTTATTTGACCCCACAGAACCCGCACTGGGACGCCGGCGCCATTGCTGCATATCTGGCCTGTTTTGATGGCCACAAGACCATCTACTTGTTGGGATACGATTGTGATTGCAACGACGACGTAGCATTCTACAATGCCTATGCCGGCACAGCCAATTACCCTGGTATTGACGCACCCAGTACAGAAGCTTTCTACATCAAGTCCCTGAAGTTGGTGATGGATACTTATAATGATGTGGACTTTGTCAGAGTCATGCCCACAGCGGCCTGGCAGATGCCAGAGGAGTGGCGCTATCAATTGAACCTGAGACAAATCAGCTGGCGTGAGTTTGTCGTGGAAGTTGATTTATAATACAGTTTCCAGTGTTCGGATCTTTTCCATAATACTCTGAAAGTTTACAGTACGCCAGACCCCAGGATGCAATGGCCTGGGATAATCATCTAAGGGTACCCAACAGTAGCCGCGATGTTCGTGATTTAGTTCCGGAACAAACTCTGAGTCAACTCTAATAACAAAGGTATGATAGACAAAATGACCAGATTCACTGGTAAACTTTTCCACCGGGATAATTTTGTTGTCACTGACGTCCAGGTTTAATTCTTCCTGAATCTCTCGTAATAATCCAGCAATTACAGTCTCACCAGTGTCTATCTTGCCACCAGCCAGACCCCAACTGCCATCATGACTATGTCCGTTACGTAATAAAAATAAATATCTGTAAGTGGAAGGGCAATAGATCAGGGCACCAGCACTGATTAATGGAGACGATTTTGTTCGAGCCAAGGCATCAGAATGGTAATTTTTCTCTCTCATCGATATCCTACAATGCTATAGCCCATTGTCCGCCTGGGTATGATCCCTCAAAACTCTGTAACCATTCACCATTGGACCACTTATATTGTATGCCAGTTATCAAATTGGTACAATATTGAAGAGAACTTTCTGTTTGACTATCAAAAGATATTTCCCAATGATCACCGTTAAATTCAATGATGTCTCCACCGTGTGCGATTAGGTCCAAAAAGTCTGGTCCACGCCAACCCAACGCACCTTGATCATTGCTATCACTACCAATATCCTGTGTCAATAAGTATCTAGTTCCAGCAGTGGTGTTTGAAAGAAAGCCTTCTACACTTACATTCAATGGGTCAATCACAGCGTCAATTGGATCCAACGTGTTGGCTGGTAAAGTATCTTCAAATGGTGTGTAGATCAAAACAAACGGATCGGTTGGGTGTTCAGCAATAGTACCAACAATTTCAGATCCGTTTTCTTGCCTCAATCGAATACGACTGGATCCTGACACCACTCTGCCATATTGATCCAGCAGTTGTTTCCAGTTATAATTACTGCCAATTACAACAGTTCGATTGTTACTGCGGATTCCGCCACTCTTGAGCAAATTTAGAATATAAGTTCCGTTGTTTCTTGATAAAAATATTCCATAATCCAGAAGTGTTAATAATCGGCTGCCAAATATTTCCAGACCATCCATACTGTCTAGATTATTGACTACTGTTTGTATGACTCCCAATTTTTTTACTTTAGCACTACTGCTAATCCAGATGGGTAGTTCAAAAGACATAGTGGCAATATCAATGGGTTCATCCGATCCAGTGGGGACAGATCTACTACTCCAGGTGATATCAGTTAACAGGGCATAACTCAAGCTGCCCCAATCCACATAATTGTCGGTATTCTGTATTTCCATAGCAGGATCGAATAATTGACTGAGCTGTTCGATTAATTGCAATTTTTGTTCAGTATTGCTGGTCCAAATATCTAACTTCAGTGTCAGCTTGTAGGGAACCGGCATCAATCGTTCTACGGTATATGCTTCGCCTTGGTTTTGGGTGTAAGTTCCAGTAATATGATTAAATTGCCGTTCACGTAGATGTACTTTTTGTATCAGAGTGGGATCCTGTACGCGATCTCGGTCAAACTGCAGGGCACTAACATATACAGCCAAGGCTGGTACAGTATTCAGTGTATTGGCACTATTCCCACGAACGATTTGTGCGGCTTGCCGACTTTGATCACCGTAAATTACAGGTACCCGTTGCAGCACAGAATCTCCATTGCTGTTCTGGCCAAATTGTACTTCAAAGTTAGATACCATACGTATAAATTGATTGATAAATCTTCGAATCTGGCCGGAATAAAAATAATTGGAATTGTCAATACTCATTGGTTATCTGCCTTGGGACGTAATACTTGTGATAAACTCTGTTTTTCGCTCTGAACTACTGCATTTCCGGAAATGTCACGAGTAGTATATGTATTAGTGTTATTAACAAAAGTGCCACGTAGTGTCTGATAATTGTCCTGACCACGAGTCAATCCAGTACGTACTGCATCTTCGATTTTAACCCAACGACTACCGTTGTACCGGAATAATCGATTGGGTACGTAATCGGTACGCAAGCAATAATCTCCAACAATGGGCATAGTGGGGAACATAATTCCAGCCACTACTGGGAAGCCGTCAGGAGCCAGACCGTCACCAGTCAAATAACCAGCCACTGTGGAATCTGGTGTCACTACTGATTCATCAGCAGTGGCAGCTACAGTACTACCATCTAACAATACATTGTCTGCAGTTCGATCGGCATTGTCAACAATTCGACCATCGGTGGTCAGGGATTTAACATATAGGCGGCTAACGTCGTATCCACTGGCTGGCACATCTGATTCTGCCTGGGCTATCAGTGCATCATTGATGGACATAACAGTTTGTCCGGTACTGATAATATTACCAATTGCAGTATCAGCCAATCCATCGTTATTGGTGTCCACCAGAACGTTATTGAGGATCTCCTTATATTCTTGACTATCCACTAACGGATTTAATTTAACACGCCATAGGTGCGGCCACCAGGTGGGACTAAATCCCTCACTGGCAAAACTAGTATCCCCTACTACAAAGAATCGCTTGAGTGCTGCTGGTATATCCTGATTCAATGGATCGTAGTCCACAAGGTGTGCTAATTCTAACACATCACCGGACATGATTTTACGGCCAATTGAATTAATCATGTCGTTGTAATGGAAAGTCATGAACAGTGTACCAGTGGCCAGGAACAGACCAAACTGACTCAGGTCAAAATCCTGGTCTGCCACCTGATAATGTCCACGCATACTATATATGTCAGGATCGTATTTACGATCCCGATTTTCTAAAAATAGTAGATCTTGAATGTTTTGTTCACTCTGATTAACATAACTGGGTACGGTAGCATCACTACTAAATCCAATAGTAGTTCCTGATGCTACTGCAACGGTGGTATTTGCACTTAGGGTTATTGTGGTGGCATTCTTTGTCAGCACTGTGGTATTCGCCGGTATAGCAGCACCGTAAACGTGATCTCCTAGTATTATATTGGTAGTATTGCTAAAAGTCAAAGTAGTACCAGAATTTAATTGGCTGGTACTGGTATTTTGCTGTCTACCTTGTATGTTGGTTCCTAGATATTTGTGTAGCAGAATTCCAGTAGCACCGATAGTGAACATTTCACTAATGCGACGGTCCATAAATTTATAATCGTTGCTATGACGGCCGTTCTGCCATAATGATAATCTTGCCACTGTGGAATCCTTAAATATACAGTATTTATTGCCGTTTGACAGTAAAATATCATTAAATGTATAATGGTGTTATGGATAAGAAAGCCCAGATTCTACAGCGAATACTTGAAATAGAGCTTCAGCTTAAAAACAATGTAGCTGTGTCCACCTATTCGCAGTTACACCGAGTTAACGAATTACAGCGAATGATGGCAAATATTCGGTTGATGTACGAGGATCTGGATCGTGAGAGTGTAGAATGTCGTAGGTTAGGCAAGGAAACTGCGAAATACTCGGAACACTATACAAAACTTAGTGATGGTCTGGACTTACTAGAGCAGTTGGTCATGACAGCAATAATGATGGCTTGACCCATTAATCAGTTTAATGTATAATGTAGTATCATTTACTTTTCAGTAGGGAATACCATGGCTATCAAAATCGACGGTAAAACAGTTAAAGCAAAACTCAAGGCTCCACGTAGCAATCAGGCAGCCGATGAAAAATACACTGGTACAGAGCCGGTCTGGGATACTGAACGTGCCCTGAAAATGGATGACGACCTGTTTGATAATTTCTTGCGCAAGAGCATGAACTATTACAACTATCACTATGCTACAAAAGATCTAAAAAAATATGTGATTGAATGGGTGCAGACTGCTGATGTATTAACTAAAGCAGAACTTAGTACATTTATTCGTAGCCCAGATCGCACACTGACCATGACAGCATGTTCGCTGGTCATGGCACATCGCCAGGGTATGCCACTTAAAGAACGCCACGTGACCTATATTCGCAAAGCCATTCAGTTCAGTATTGAACTGGCTGGTGACGAAGTGGTGGAGATTGTGAATACACCAGAACAGGTGGTATACCGTCCCACTATCCAGGATCGCATGAACGAAAAGACTGCTGAGACTCTGGGTGAGCTGGAAGGTCATTACGACGAAGCAGTGCGTGGCAAGACTGGATTTAAGTTTTACGACTTTTTAACTGCCAATGCTGTGCCACAAAGTCAGCTGGGCAAGTACGAAGCCGTGCTGGCGGCTCGTGCTAAAGAACTATTGGCAGCAAGCCAAAAGTCTGATGAGCAACTGACTGAAGGTTATAAGCATTACAAAGCCACTGACTTCAAGCGACTGTTGACGTTCCTGACCAACTGCATCACAGCCATTGAGCAATATCGTAGCGTCAAGAAGCAAACAAAAAAAGCTCGTGTCAAGAAAGTGCCCAGCAAGGAAAAGCTGGTGAACAGGATGAAATACGCCACTGAGGATAAAACACTCAAACTGGTTAGTATCAACCCAGCTGACATTATCGGCGCCAGTACTCTCTGGATCTACAACACCAAGACTCGTAAGCTGGGCAAATATGTAGCAGACAGCCACGTGGGTACGTTAGGTGTCAAAGGCACCAGTATTGTGGGCTACGACGAAGCGAAGTCGGTGTGCAAGACCATTAGAAAGCCCGAGGAAAAGCTACAAGAATTCCGCAAAGCTACCAAAGTTCAGCTACGCAAATTCCTGGAAGATATCCGTGCTACTGACACTAAGTTGAACGGCCGTATCAGTACTGACATTGTACTACTCAAAGTAGAATAATGCATTGGTGGCTGCTAAATACTGGCATAAGGAACTAACACATGCCCAGTATTCCAGCCACCACCCCAGCAATCACCGGTAATTTAACTGCTCGCGGCAGTCTTCCCACTAAAAGTCTATACAGCAATATAGCTGGATCCGGGCCCGGTAATATTGAGTTTGACGGAAGTGTGTTGCCCACAACAGACGCTAAACGAGCCGAAATTACTGACTATATCCGTATGCGTCTGGGCGATGGTATTGTGGATGTGGAACTGGATAAAGAGCATTACGAGATGTCCATCAAGCAGGCCCTGGTCAAGTATCGCCAACGTGCCAGCAACAGCACTGAGGAAAGCTATGCGTTCCTGGACCTGTTGCCAGAAACACAGGAATACATACTGCCCCCAGAAATTCAGACAGTCAAGCTGATCTATCGCCGCGGTATCGGAAGTGTGACTGGAACTACTGCTAGCCAGTTTGAACCGTTTGCATCTGGTTACCTGAATACATATATGCTGGTGGCTGGTCGCGTGGGTGGTCTAACTAACTACGAACTATTTGTAGATTATCAGAAGTTGGCCATGCGTATGTTTGGTGGATTTATGAATTTTACATTTAATCCAGTTACCAAGAAACTAACTATTGTGCGTAAAATGCCATTTGGTTATGCTGGTGACCAAGCAGAAAGTGTACTGCTACACATATATAACGTCAAACCTGATCAGATGATACTGAGCGACACGTATGCTTTTCCCTGGATCCAGGAATATGCTTATAGTTTTGCTAAACGCATCCTGGGTGAGGCTCGTAGTAAATTCCAGAGTATTGTAGGACCACAGGGCGGAACCAGCTTAAACGGTGACGCATTAAAGTCAGAAGCACAAGCTGAAATGGAAAAGCTGGAGGAAGATCTCAAGACCTACGTGGACGGTAGTACTCCGCTGACCTGGGTAACTGGATAATCTAAAACTTGACACTGAATCTGTCGTATGTAATAATACAACAAAACAGGAGTATTTTTTAATGATTATCGGTATCGTCGGACTAATTGGTTCAGGCAAGGATACAGTAGCAGATTATTGCGTTAATTTTCATGGCTTCAGAAGAGAAAGCTTCGCAGGAACTCTTAAAGACGCAGTGGCCGCAGTATTTGGCTGGGATCGAACTCTATTAGAGGGTCGCACTAACCAAGCCCGTGCCTGGCGCGAACAAGTTGATCCCTGGTGGTCCAGCAAATTAGGAATACCCAATCTAACTCCCAGATATATCCTCCAGCAGTGGGGCACTGAAGTGTGCAGACGCGGATTCCACGACGACATCTGGATAGCCAGTCTGGAAAACCGACTGCGCAACACTACAGACAACATTGTTATCAGTGATTGTCGCTTCCCCAACGAGATTGGTAGTATTCGTGATGCTGGTGGAATCATTATCCGCACCAAACGAGGGCCAGACCCTGAATGGTTTGAATACGCCGCAACGGTAAACCGTGGACCCACACACAACCTAAGCTGGGCCAGCAATAAAGCGATCCTGGAAAACTATAAAATTCACGCCAGTGAAACCGCCTGGGTAGGTACCAAGTTTGATGTTGAATTAAACAACGACGGCAGTATTGACGATCTGTATACTAGTGTTAAAAATCTGGTATTAGCGGCCCCTGACGCCAACCCAGTCGGCTCTTGATAACATCGTGCTGACAGTTGAGACACACTGTTTTTAAATTGGCCCAGTTATTGTTTTTAAGATTACCATCTATATAAAATACCCCCGATTGTTCGGGCCATTTGAATTTAAAGCCACAGCGTTCGCATTGTGGCTTTTTTCTATAACCCGCTAGATGCCAGGCCGGTGCTCGTTGCTTGACTCGTCTGCCAGCACGATTGCAGACATCACATACGCTACGGTAATAATGCCGGCCATTTTTAATGTAGTTGACTGCCCTGGGTCGTTGATTGCACATGGGACAAATTTTGCGTTCTGTCATAGTAGTATTTAAGCAGTTTGCAGCATTAAACCTTTATAAAGGGCACCATAACTAGCAAAAAAATGAGCATATGAATAAATATCTACAAGCGTATTAATAAAGGAATAATGCTATGGCACTAGTATCCCCAGGTTTACAAATTACAGTTACCGATGAAAGTCAATATGTATCAGCAGCAGTTGGTACAGTACCTCTAGTCTTTCTGGCAACTGCACAAGATAAATTAATCAATGGCTCGGCAGCGACTGGCACCAGCGCAACAAATGCTGGCAAATTACAAATTTTTGGAAGCCAAAGAGAACTGGTATCCGCATTGGGTTACCCAAGTTTTCAGCAAACTGCTGCTGGTACACCAATTCATGGTGATGAGCGTAACGAATATGGCCTAATGGCTGCTTATAGTGCTCTAGGCCTAGGCAACCGTGTTTATGCTGTTCGTGCTGATATTGATCTAGCACAATTGACCGGATCGACAGTCAGACCAGCTGGTACAGTGGCTGATGGCACCACTTGGCTCGATTTGGCTGATACCAGATGGGGAATTTATGAATGGAGCGCCAGCACACAGTCGTTCACAGAATATACTCCAATATTAATTACATCTACATCAGATACTAGCGCAGTAAGTTATGACTCGCTATTAACCAATGAGCCTACACCATTGACTAGTATTGGGCAGATTGGTAGTTATGCTGTGGTAACAACAACAGCAGCCAATCGTATTTTTTACAAGCGTTATGACAATGTTTGGTATCCAATTGGTACTACTGGGTGGCAGAATGCCTGGCCAGTGGTCACAGGATCAGCTACTAGTCCAACACTGACTAACGGACACACTTTGTTGATTAATACCACCACAGTGACTTTAGTTGGAACTACTGTTACAGCAATGGCCACTAGTATTAATGATGCTGCTATTACTGGCGTAACAGCCCGAGTAGTTAATAATCGATTGGCAATTTATGCCACAAAGAACTCACGTAGTGATGGAGCAACCACTAATGGACGTTTAGCTATCGCGGCCGGTACTGGAACCTTACTAACCCTTTTGGGACTAACTGCTGGTACTTATAACACCTTGGGTATTGGTGGGACTACTGGGGTTGTATATGGATCATACGCTGAAGCCCCACAATGGGACACTAGCGGAACTGCCAGTTCTCCAAGCGGTGGTGTCTGGTTAAAGACCGGGGCATTGGGTGGTGGTAATAATTTTGTATTTAAGAAATACAATGCTTTAACAGACACTTGGACAGCACAGGCAGTGTCTACCTATTTAGGTCAAAATGGTGCCATATACGGATTAGATCCAGCTGGTGGCGGATCTAATATTGCTGCGGGAACAATTTACATGGGTGGGGATACAAATCCTGTGAGTGCCGCTCCCACTAGTTTAAACATGGGTGCTTTTAGACCTTATGTTAGAGTGACATCCGGAGCAGTGAAAGCAACAGCAGCCAATGCACCAACCAGCGCATTTGTTGAAAACGATTCATTTACGTTACGAGCTTCTCAACCCGGATCCGCTTCATACACCACTTACACTATCACTTTGCTTGGAACTACGGCTTCCGACTTCGTGGCAGCTATATTACGTACAAATATACCCAATGTTACTGCTGCAATTGAATCTAACGGTGCTATTAGTATGACGCACCAGGCTGGTGGAATAATTACCCTGAATACAATTGATGGTAATCAAGACATACCGTCAGTTGCTGGATTTGTATCCGGTATTACCAATATTGTAGTCTTTGGTACGGAAAGATTCATAACTGGTTGGGCATTTTTAGATTATACCTTTAGCATTTCGCAGCCATACGCTGATCCAGTGGATGGTACATTATGGTATTATAACGATGCCACCGTAATTGATATTATGGTCAATGATGGAACTAATTGGAAAGGCTATCAGAACCTTGGTGCGGATGCTCGAGGATATAATTTGACAGCAACAAGTCCAGCCGGGGTAATTGTCAGTGCGTCACAACCAATGACTCAATCGGACAATTCCAGCTTAGTATCTGGTGATATATGGTTAGATACTAGTGATTTAGAAAATTTCCCCAAGTTGAGCCGATATAATGGAACAAGTTGGGTAGCAATTGACAATTCTGATCAGATTAGCCAGAATGGTATAGTATTTGCTGATGCAAGATGGGATTCAACTGGTATTGTGGATCCAATATCTGGAACACTACCAACAGTCACATCACTAGCTACTAGTAACTATATTGATCTAGATGCTCCTGATGCACGTTTATATCCACGCGGTATATTATTATTTAATACCCGTCGTAGCGGTTATAATGTCAAAAGATTTGTGGGAGACTATTTTAACTTTACTGACTATACAGGCGAAGTTAGTGTCTGGGCCAGTACATCTTCTTATGCAGTAAATGATCATGTTACATATGGTACATCAATATATGTAGCAACACTATCCAGCACTAACCAAACTCCATCATCTAGCAGTGCGTATTGGGAAGAAATAACAGCTGGCGCCTGGGTCACTGCTAGCGGTAATAAAACCGATGGATCTATGTATGCTGGCCACCAGGCACAGCGTTCAATGATCATTGAGGCGATTAAGTCAGCGATTGACGGCAATACACAGATCCGTGAAGACCAATTTGAATACAACTTGATATTGGCTCCTGGCTACCCAGAAGCAATTAGTAATATGGTTGCATTAAACAACGATCGCGCCAACACAGCATTTGTTATCGGTGATACCCCAATGACATTGAGTACCAACGTTGTTGGTTTAACCAACTGGAGCAACGGGGTCACTGAAGGTGGGCTCACAACTGCTGATCCTTACTTGGCAGTATATTATCCTAGTGGATTAGCTACTGATGTTCAGGGCAACACTATTTGTGTACCACCAAGTCACGCTGCATTACGTACATATATCCGAAATGATAATCTAGCGTATCAATGGTTTGCTCCAGCTGGTACCCGTCGAGGTTTAGTTGATAATATGACTGACATCGGATACATTAATGCTTTGACTGGCGAATTCCAAAGAACTGGCATTAGTCAAAGTTTGCGTGATAGCTTATATCAAATTAATATTAATCCTATTACAATCATTACTGGTACTGGAATTGTAGTTTTTGGACAAAAAACCCGTAATCCAACTACTAGCTCAATGGATCGTGTTAACGTGGCTCGCCTGGTTAATTATATCCGTACAATCCTAGCTAAGACTGGTAATGGATTCTTGTTTGAACCTAACGATAAAATTACACGTGATCAAATTAAAGCTATTATTGAAGGTGCAATGAACGATTTAGTAGCTAAACGCGGCATTTACGATTACTTGGTAGTTTGCGATACTAGCAACAATACCACAGATCGTATTGCTCGTAATGAGTTGTATGTGGATATTGCGATAGAACCAATGAAAGGTGTTGAATTTATCTATATTCCAATAAGATTGTTAAACCCCGGCGCAATTGGTAACTTGGGCGCATAAAAGAACGTATAAATAAGTATAACAGGAGATATATATGGCAGTAGCATCCTTAACAAGAATGACGGTACCCTTAGCAAGCAACCAGAGTGCTAGCGCACAGGGTCTGTTGATGCCCAAGTTGAAATTTCGTTTCCGTACTAGCTTTTTAAATTTTGGTGTTAGTACAAACGTAGTTGAAATGACCAAGCAAGTTTCAGAAATTAAACGACCCAGTGTGACATTTGGTGATATTACCATTGATGTTTACAACAGTAAAGTCAAGTTGATTGGTAAACCTGAGTGGCAAGATATTACAGTTATGCTGCGAGACGACGCTGGTGGTAATGTCAGCAAGTTGGTGGGCGAACAATTGCAGAAGCAATTCGACTTCATGGAGCAAGCCACAGCAGCTTCTGGAATCGACTATAAATTTCAATTGAATTATGAAGTATTGGACGGTGGCAACGGTGCCAATCAACCTAATATCTTAGAAACTTGGGAAATTTATGGATGCTTTATTAGTCAAGTGGATTACGGTGATATGAATTATGCAACCAATGATCCAGCTACAATTTCATTGACTATCAAGTATGACAATGCATTACAGGCACCCATTGGTACTGGTGTTGGTACAGCAATAGCACGTACTATTGGCGCAACAATTACTGGTTAATTTTATAGTACGCTATTAGAAAACCTGGAGTAATACCCAGGTTTTTCTTTGACATAAATACTAATATACCGGAATATTTTTGTGGCCAATATAATAAATAATTTTTTAAATCAATTGGGTGGTGGCACTAATCTTAAAGATTACAAGCACGCCACCAGGCTATTTGTTGACAGTAATTATAGACTAGCCCCTAAATATGGATTTTTATTCCATGTGGCCTTCGACTTAAATCCTAACTTAAATAGATTATCCAATGAGGCCATATTGGAAGCAGGTATGTTGGTTAAATCAGCACAACTACCTAAATTTACCGTTGACAACAAAGTATACAACGCATACAATCGACCTAATATTGTCCAGACAAAGTTAAAATACGATCCAATTACCATCACCTTTCATGATGACAGTGCTGATGTCATTAGATATTTTTGGTGGAATTATTATCAACATTATTATCGCGACAGCGATCATACCCCTCAGACATTTAATCAACCTAGCAAATACTCTGACAGGCAGACACAAAATTGGGGATACAGTCCGGCAGCCTATTCTAATACTGAAGGTAGTGTTGAACGCATGCTAAATTCAATTCGTGTTTACAGTATGCATCAGAGAAAATTTACTGAATATACTTTAATAAATCCCACTATCACATCATTTAAGTTTGGTGATCATGAGAATAATGCCAACAATAACACCATGGAAATCACCATGACGGTGGCATATGAAGCAGTTCTATACAGCTTTGGCACCATTGTCCCTGGTCAGACAGTCAATGGATTTGCTATTTTGCATTACGACAAAACTCCTAGTCCACTAACACCACAGGGTGGTGGTACACAGAGTATTTTAGGACCAGGTGGGTTAACTTCGGCATTAGATGTAGTTAGCAACCAATTAGGACAGGGAAATTGGCTGGGTGCTGGATTAACAGCATTTAAAAGCTTTAACACATTTAAAGGCGCAAACCTAGGACAAATAGCATCTAATGAATTAAAAACCATTGGCATGAACATTTTAACTGGTAATAACCCTCTATCTAAGATACAAATCCCTAGTTTTGGTGGAACATTTGGTGGTGGGGGTGGATCCAGTGTATTTGGCGCAATGGGAGCATCCAGTTTCTTGTCGTTAAGTCGAAATGGTGCAAATTCACAAAACTCATATAATATTCCTGGAATCTCAGACAGCAACGCATTTTTTAGTAGTTATTCGCAACCAAATTATGGATCAGGTGGTGGCGTGGCCACTAGCAATGGTGCAGGATTGAACACCACGGTTACTGTAGATCCAGTAACTGGTCAGAGAACCATAAGTTATGATGCTGCTTCAATTAGTTTAGCTGCCAGAAGCGCAGCATATGAAGATGCCAAATCTCGTGGCTTTTCAGATGTTGATGCGACGAATTACGCAGCAAGTGTTGGGAACAATGCCGGGGCCAACGCTCTAGCTAGTATTAATTTAAATAGTTCACCGGGTCCAACCAATAGTCTCAGAGAATATTCGCAAGTATTTGGAGCACAAACTTCATCAAGTCCTGCAGAAACCACATACTTATCTTCCGGATCTCCAAGATTTGAACAAGGGGCAGTGGCGTATCCAGTGGTTGATTATTCAGATCCTCAATTTTTACAACAATCTGATATTGATCGTGAACAGGCCGAAGCTGATGCTTATAACGAATCAACAGGAAACTTTTAAAAATTATGACTACAACAAATAATTTAGGTTCAGTTAATTTAAATTCTGTAAGTGATCAGAAAAAATATTTTAACAACTTTTTTACAGTATCCAGTACAGTATCTGGAAACCAAAACGATGCAATCGTTGGGTATTTTCAACAATATACTAGCGGCAACAAGATTGCAGCAGATGCTCTAGCAAGTGCGGTTATTTACACAAGTCTTGCGCAGGGAATTAATCCCATGAGTGTATTACAGGAGTTTATTAAATTACCCAAGGGACAAATTGATAGCTATCTGGCTATGTTTCTAAATTTAAATAGAAAAGGAACTAGTTATTTGGGAATTAACAATCAGCCCATTGTGGGGAAATATATCAAAAGATCAATTATAGCATGAGTAAATATGCAAATGGATTCTACCAATTATTGAATCCAGCCAAATATGTAGGTAAAAAAACTCCACATTTTCGTAGCAGTTGGGAACATGCAGTAATGCGCATGTGCGATAACAATCCGGCTATTTTACAGTGGGCCAACGAAGCCATACATATACCATATAAAAATCCATTTACTAATAAAAACACAATCTATATTCCCGACTTCTTTGTTACATTTCAGGATGCCAATGGCAAGACTCATGCTGAACTATGGGAAGTAAAACCCAGTAAAGAAACTACTTTAGAGGCAGCCAAGAGTAAACGTGATCAAGCATATGCTATACTAAATGCCTGCAAATGGCAAGCAGCCAGGGCCTACTGTGCGGCTAATAATATTAAATTTAGAATTATTACTGAATTTGATTTATTCGCCCAAGGTCGATCCAAGTAAATACAATACTATGACACGCAAACTAGAAGAACTTCTAAATTTGGCCCCAGCATCACAATTTATCGACCAGCCTTCATTGGATACAGTAAATTCCGTAGAAGAAGCCAAAGTATTTATTGAAGAAAATCGCGAAATGATCGCACAAGTGGATACTGCCATTGATAAACTGGATGCAGCCATGCCCGGTGTTCGCGCCCTGGACGCATCAGATGACGAAATGGACGAGTTGGCAGACTACGCCAAAAGTAAAGCAGAAGACATGATGGACCTGGGTCTTAATGTTGACCCCAGATTTGCTGGTGTTATACTACAGACTGCCAGTAGTATGCTGGGCATGGCCATCACAGCCAAAACAGCCAAAATAGATCGTAAACTACGTACCTTACAATTGCAAATGGCCAAAGCCAAGTTAGATCATCAGATCGCCAAGGACAATGCCAAAGGTGAGGGCGGCACTGCTACTCCTGTCGAGGGGAAAGGCATTATTCTGGACCGTAACGAACTTTTAAGACAAATTCTAAGCAACCAGTCAACCCAAAAGTAATAGTGCAGGCTAAATACTACTACACAGGATTAATGCGATGAAATCATTCCAAAAATACATGTACGAAGCAAAAAAGATCTATGAATTTAGGATCAAAATTGCCCAACACGAAATGGATAAGCCAGCAGTGGAGCGCCTTAAGAGTGCGCTAGAAGCTTTCCAACTAGAAACAATCACAGCTCCCAAACGTTTACCCATCCAGGAACACCGAGACTTTCCCAAAATGGGACCTTGCGAATGCTATGTCATTGATATTGGTGTAAATTACCCAACAATCGCTCCACAGATTCGTCAGCTGGTAGCTGAACGTGCGGGTCTCAATTCTGAGTGTGTATGCGTATACACACTGGATGAACATGGTTATACCGACGAAGCAGAGCTGCGCGGACAAGACCACGAAGGTGCATATTTAAATGAGCCTGAATTGACTGCTGATGCTGGTGGGCAGGAATTGGCCGGCCAAGTTCGTGTGGGTAGCCTGTTAAAAGAATTGGAAAGTCGCAAATACGAATTTGCAGCAACAGAAAAAACTGCTGGTGCTATGTCTACTGACAAAGAAGGGACTACAAGCCCCGTCGGTACACACCAGAATAAAATCCCTAGCCCAGTGAGAAAAGGAAAGTAATATCATGTCGTCCAACAACATATACAATATTTTAAACACACTAAAAAATCTGGAACCCAAAGAGGCTCCCAAGACTACTGAAAGTAAGCCCATCTACGAAAGTGTAGAGGCCAAAGGTAGCATTATGACCGGTGTTGCTGGCATAGAAAAGAAATTGTCAGAAGCCTATATTGCTGAAAAGGCAAAAAATCCTTATGCTGTTGGCATGGCACAGGCAATGAAGAGCACTGGTGATGCGCCGCCTCTGAAGAAGAGCACTATCACCAAGGCACATGACATTGCCAAGAAAGTCAAAGAGACTGCTACTTATGCCAAGTTACCAGCTGATCAGCTGGGATTGGACAAGTTTGCACAGGCTAAATTAGCAGCACAGCCTAACAAACTACAGCGTGAAAAGAATAAAATTGCTATGCAGCGAAAAGTTGCTGGTGCCGATGACGGATTACCACCTGAAGTCGCAGAAGGCGAAATTACCAAGACAGGTAAAGGTATACGCCATCGTGGCAGTTACGGTACAGAATATCAGGGCGATGCAGATGAAGAAGAAGCAGCAGCCGCCTCAGCAGAAAAAGGTCCTAAGAAACGTGGACGCCCTGCAAAAGGAATGGCTAAGCCTAAACCAGCTGCTGGTGAAAAACTAGGTCGTGGTCGCCCCAAAAAGGCCGCAGCACCCACTTACAGTGGAGCAAAAGATCTACAAAACTTTATGGTGGGCAATCTACCCAAAGGTAAACAAGCCAAAGGCACAGTGCATCGCATGGACGAAGCCCGGATTATGGACGGCGCCAACGAAACACTACAACACGTATTAAATCGCTTTAAGCACGAAGTAAAACAGTTTGAACAGACTGGTGAGTTGGACGATGACTTATACGAAGCATTGTTTGATTATTACATGGACTCAGGCGAAATGCCCTACGGTGTGGCCAAAGCTCGCACTGGTGATCCATACAATTGGATCACCGATCGTCTGTCGGCTGACATGGGCATGGCAGAAGCTGTAAATCCTATGTCCGTTCAAGGCCAACAAATGCAAGCCCATACATTTAAACCTGGCGAGCAAGTTAAATCCAGTAATGGTGAAGTAGTTAAAGTAGTTGCTGTTGACATGGCCAGTGGCATGGTCAAAGTTGCCAATCGCTTTGGTGATGAAACCACTGTACCAGCTACACGTTTGTCAGTTATAACTGGTCAACCTGCACCGCAGTCGGCTCCTGCACCACAGCCCACTATGGAAGATGATCTGAATGAATTAGCACGTTTAGCTGGGCTGGAAGTATCTGAAGCCGCTAAACCAGACTACATTGATCTAGACAAAGACGGCGACAAAAAAGAGCCCATGAAGAAAGCTGCCCAAGATGCTAAAGAAGTTGACGAAGCTCTGGATCCAGTGGGCAAAGAAGATGATGACGTGGACAATGATGGTGACACAGACTCGTCAGACGAGTATATAAAAGCACGTCGTGAAAAGATCTCCAAGAACATCAAAGAAGCAGAACAGATGTTGGACATGATGCGTATTGCTGGTCTTGACACTACTAAAGCAGAAGCAGCTTTGGCTGAAGCCAAGAAATATGGCGACACTGATGTTGAAGAGGCACCTGAGTATGCTAATAGCCCAGACGAAGAAGTTGAAAACGTTGATGCTATCATACGCCAGGGCAACGACTTAAATCGTGAGAAAAAGCAGTATGCTGACAAGCCCAAGGCTGGTGACAATCCCATGGCAACAGCAGAAAGTGTA